ACGAAGGGCGCAACCTGCCCGGCCCCACAACAGGGAAAAAAATGTAGAGAATGCAGGATGTGTTGGACAAAATCCGTTAAGCATGTATCATACGGCAAACACTAATGTATTATCATCCTAAATATTACGCAGAGTTGAGAGCTGAGAGAAGGAAGCGTCAAGCTGCAAGCTCCAAGCCCAAACCAGAACCTAGTTCAGGTTCTTCAGATAATCAACCGAAGCGTCAAGCCCCAAGCGACAAGCTTCAAGCTCCAAGCCGGAAGCTACAAGCTCCGTGATCCGTGAACCACGGAAAAGTTTCACGAGCCTCGGACCGAGGCCCTCGGCTAAGATAAATGTATTGTGCGGATGTTTCACGTGGAACGCAATTTGGTGTGGTGAGAAGCGGAGTTTGTTTCTCTTGGTTACTTTTAATTCTACTGTGAAAAAGACGCCAGAATTATTATAGCCCAATAGATCAGGAGTACCAAGAGAGCTAACGTTTTCAAGCCTTGTCCATGAAATGTCGGGTGATTTCTTCCGAAGTTTTTGATATAATTTTGCCTCTGGACCCATGTCTTTATTGAGGTTACAACCTCATGCATTAGTAATCTTTTTGTAGCTTGTCTGGTAGTATAATACTAGATGGTTTTTGAGTTTTTAAAACTAAACGATGAGCTGTATGTCCGGCATGACCAATAATAGGAACAGCATTCTCATGCACTTCCATTCTTCTCACATCATACAATGTACCATCAACTTCACAAAAGAGAGTAGCATTCTTTATTGCATCCGAACCTTCAGTAAAGGAACTAAGAAACTGTTGTAAATCTTGTACTCGCATTAAAACTTTCTGTGATTAGTTAGATGTTCAATTTGTTTTGCCAGCTTCTTATTATCATCTTCTACTTCTGTCAAATTTTTTCTTAGCTCTATTATTTTAGTAGAAAGTTCTTCCACAATATGCTTATGACCCTCTAGCTGATTCTTATCTCTTATCCACTCAGATTCTTTTTGTTTCCACTCCCAAATTTCTTTTTTATATTGCTCAATCAAATGTATTAAATCTTCTGTCATTTTCTTATAATATGTTTTCTTAATGCTCTAATTAATTCTTCCACTTTATCAATAATAGATATTAAAGATGGATCTTTAATGTAATGTTGTTCTATTTTGAGCTCATCATACTCTTTAAGAGGTATAGTAACAGTGCGTCTAGAGGTATGTTCGTCTTCATAAGTGGCATCAACAGCTCTTTCGAGATCATCTTTCATATTGACTTTATAAGGGAGTTACCTTAAATTGTCAACCATGGGAGTTCATAAAAGACTGACGGAAATGCAAAAGAGATTTGCCGAATTTATAGTATTTGGTGGACCTGAAGGACCTGTATCACAGATGGAAGCAGCAAAGCTGGCTGGTTACAGCCATAAGAGATCAAGACAAGAAGGATCAGAGCTTATGAATCCAAGACTGTCCCCGCTTGTAGCAAAATTTGTAGGTGAGTTAAAAGAAGAAAGACTTAAGAAGTTTGAAGTTAATTATGAAACCCACATAGCAGAACTAGATAGAATTAAGCAAATGGCTTTGAAGAAAGGAAGTTTTTCCTCTGCTGTAAATGCTGAAACCAATCGTGGGAAAGCAGCAGGGTTATACATAGACAGAAAAATAATAAAACATGGGAAACTAGAAGAGCTGACAGAGGAACAACTAGAAGCAAAAATGAAGCAAATTTTAGACGACTACGCGCCTCTATTAGATTCAAAGATTGTGGAAGGGGATTCTGAAGAGCCAATTAAATCTTTACCATCTTCCTCACCCAAGCCCGAGGAATCATCGTCCGATCCCCAAAAGTAAAACTACCATCATCTTCCTTATCATATGATGCAAACATCTTAACTGAATTTTTATCTTTAGAAAATATCCAACCCTCATTAACAGGAGTAGCCAACTTCATCTTCTTAAAATCTGTTTCATTCGCCCAACCAGAATCGCTGACACAGTCTACCCATAGCACCCTATACTTTGGAAATGGTATAGGTTCTGAAATATTCTGGGATATATTAATTTTCCTCTTCTTTGGCATCCGATCTTATACCTCAAAATTCTGTATATGTATGGTAAAAAAATCAGAAAAAAGGAAAAAACGATTCGCTTCGCGCGCGGGCAATCTGAGATTGGACCTAAAGTGACAGAATAATCTGTCACATGACACTTTTTATTTCCACAATTTGGCAATCATTATTGTTACATACCAACACTTCTAAGTCAAATGTACAAAAAGACACTTTTTTTTCGATGTTTTTTTTTTTTTATTTATTTTTTTTTCCCATACCTATACAAAACTGGGTTCTTCATTAGAATAATTCTAAATGCCTTCTTTTCGCCTCATTTTAGCCATCTTTGTGCCGTGATCCGTGGTCCGTGGAGCTCGTATCTTTTTCAAATTCCCCTAGTAATTCGGTCATGTCCACCTTAGCTCTCTCCTTCTCATCAAAGATAAGCTCGTTATAGTGATCCAGTCTCTTAAGAAACTTGTGCTTCCAGGACTTCAATTCAGCCCCTTCTGCCTTGAATTCTTGGTAATATAGGTCAGGAGTACATACCATAATGACTCCTTGTTCAATATTACTACCATAATATGCATCATGAGCCATGGCATATGCTGCAATTTGTATATAATAATCCTCTATCCACTCTTCTTTCTTAGGCCGGTTGGCCTGTTTAAAGTCTACAATAGTCGCAAGACCGTTGTGCATACATACGAGATCAGTACTCCCAGCATACAACCCAGGGTAATGTAACATGACTTCCGAACCGTAGTATTCTTCCACAGGTGCAAGACCCATTTCAATAATTTTCTCGGCCATGGGCTTCGCCTCGCGTCCGATTGGCGTAAGATCATCGTAGCCAACACCTTGTATGTGAGACTCCAAGAACTTATGCATGGCAGTCCCTCGCTTTGATGATAGATTCTTAATTGATTCTGCTTTTTCATGTCCAACTTTATTTTTCCAGGCCGTTAAATAACTCTGATTCTTTGTCTTTGCAAGAACTGTTGTGACGCTTGGTAGTCGTACACCGGCGAAGTCATAATACCTGGTTCCTGTATCTACATTCGTAACCTGTTTTCCTTGTATATAACTGTATTTATGAGATTTTTTTAAGCCTCGTTTAAGCTTATCTAAATCATGAAATTCTTTTATGTCTTTGTCACTCATCATCTGTGATTCCTTCTTTAACTTATATTGTTTATCTTTGTTTGCACTATGCAATTCAAAATGTTCGTTTGTTAATTCTGTCATAATTTTTAAAGGGGCCCGAAGGCCCCCTCATTTTTAAAAACCATCTTTTAAGATAGATATTCTTTGGTGGGGTTTTTTTAAGTTATGGTTATATGCTTTAACCATAGCCTCATCCCAATCTCTTTGATTCTGGCATTTGTCAAACTTCTTGGTATTATTTTCCAATTGTTTGTACCCGATTGTCAAAGAAAAATCTTCCACCACAGATACTCTCAACCATGCCTTGCAGAATTTAGCTATGTTAACAAGATTAGGTGCAAAAGCTTTAATCTTTAGAAGTTGGCTCGCTTGTCTTTGAGCTTTTTCTAAATTTTCAACTTTAAACTCACCCATCTTAAAAGCCTTAAGGCCTTTTCCTGCATTATGCACTAATGGTTGTCCATATAATAAGAATAGAATAATATCGAATTTGATGTTATAATCTTCTTTAAAGTTTAAGATTTTTCTGTATTCCGCGTAGTTCCAGTGATTAGTGTGGCTATAGGCCCTCAAATAATCTAAACTGGACCAAGATTTTTGTGATGTGTTTATCATCAAAACATCTTTGATGGTAGTCTTGTGACTCACAAGATACATCACAGGAATACCGAGAAGTTTACAACATTTAAATCTTCTTTGTCCATCTATTATTTCATTTTTCTCATTAATAATAATGGGCTGAAGTTGACCTGCTGTTCTAATATTTTCTATTAGTTCACCAACATGTTTAGTATTGATTTCACGATTATCTTCCATGATTTTGAATTTCTTGTAATCGCTAGTGTAGAATACTTCGTTGACTATTGAATCGTTCTTCAATTGNTCCAGNCTGTATTGCTGTCCTAGCATAGGTAGAATATTTCCNACCCATGGANNNAAAACGTCTTCTTTTGGTTTTNGAATAGACGTAATAAATTTTCTTCTTTTACGTTTATTTCTGTTTCTTTTTTTCTTCATTTATTTAGTTCCTTTCTGAAGCTGTATATTTTATTATTTAGTTGCTTCATAAATAATAAAGCGCATCGTATTTTAATATAGCCATATATATACCCGATGACATATAGAATGACTTTCATTTTTTCTTTCATGTTTTTTATACATAGGCATATATGGGATTAATGTCAAGAACTAAGTTCCGGAAATAGGTTCTATATGTTAAAAGGTCTTAAAAGGTCTTATTAGACCTTAAATGGCGTTCTGCCTCTAAATCTACTACATTGTCCCCTAATTCCTGGGCAGAGGGCTCATAATGGTCTATAATTTGCTCTATTTTATGAAGTTTAACTTGTGCAAAAGGCCATATGAGTTTAGCAAATGTTAAGGCATCTCTATAACCACAACACCAGCGCCATTGTTTTTTGTACTGAGGCTTGGTATGATATTTCTTTTCTGCACTCCAACCAAAGCCCAAAGTTTCGTGAAGCCAGCTAATAACTTCTTTGTTAGTCATCGCTATTTCACAACGGATATACCATTGATTGTAAACTTTACCCCCTCGATCGTTACGTTTAGTTGGTTTCTTCTTACAAGTAACACAGCCTTCCCCATCAAAGAGTCCTGCGATGTATGCTAGGTCATTAATTTGCATGTTGTACCATCAATCTTAATACAGTTGTGTATGGATTAAGATCCATGTGTTTAGTGCAACTTGACATCATCACCTGTAATAGGATCAACATAGTTATTAGACTGAATAGCTTGAGGCTCATGTACATAAAACTCTCCTTCTGAATCACAATCCCAACATTGATGGATGTTAGATTCTTTTTCATCCTCGGGGTCTTTTATTTTAATATAGCCATTGCCATTACATGTTGGGCAAATGGCTTTATGGACTCTACCTTTTATTATTTTTGCCATTTTTTCTTTTCATCTTTTTTTTATATTGAACTTTTTTTGGTCTATCATAAGAAGCTAATTTAGATTCTAATTTAAGTTCCTTTATTTTCTGGGCTATTAGTGACTCTATTACTTGAGACATTGATACTTGTAACCCTTTAAACATTATAGTTGATAAAAGATGCCCACCCTTATATGTTTCGTGAGGGAGGGATACATTTCTATATTTTGTGGTGTCTGTCATATTTCCTTTCATTTAATAATGACTATATAGGATAGAAAAGGTTTGTTGTCAATGGTTAAATTTATTTTATTAATGTATTTATGTAGCGCTGTAGCTAATGAGTGTAAGCGTATTCCAACTGCTTTTTCTGTTTTTGATTCATATAGAGATTGTGGAATTTATGGATATCAACACTCAGCAAATGTATTGAAAGCAACGCCGGAAGAACATGTTAATAAATGGAAAATTTATACACACTTTGTATGTAAGGAAGAAAGTTCTGTTTGACAATAGATTAAAAGAGTGGTAGAGAAAATTCTTCTCACCACAATTAACCTATTCTTAGATTTTTCTTAGGATAGGTTTATCAACATTATTAGAGAAAGAATAGTCATTCCTCCTAAAAATAAAAAAATCCAAAAAAATGGTTTATTCACAATAAAAACCTTGGAAAGTTCCTGTCCCATCATTAAGATACCACCCCATTTTCATTCGATCACCTTCTATATCCCATACATGCGTGGCTATTGCCTCTCTATGTATCTCTCCGTAAGCCCAACAATCTCTTACGGTTACGGGAGAATTAAAATCTAATCTTTCTTTTACTAGGTTTCCGTTGAACAGAAGTATCAAAATCACTAATGCCTTCACCATGTTTTTTCTTACCCCATTTAATTATTCTGCTAAAATCTTTAGCTTTAATATCTAATTTAGGACCAAACCTCTTCCACGACTGAGCCATTAAATTAAGTTCAATAAGTAACAGGGGCCACTGCTTCAAAGATATATTTTTAATTTTTATATTTATTTCTTTCATTCTGTATTATAGGACAGTAGATGATTAAAGTCAAGTGCCTGTTTGAGGTAAATACTTTCCCATTCTTTTCTCGTGTTTATTTCGATTCTTTTTATGACGTCCAGGCCTCTTTTTATGAGTTCTTTTATGATAGTAACTAACCCCGTACTTTGGTATTGCCACTATTTTCTTCTGGTGATTTAGAAAGGATAGGTAGATATCTTATTCTACCATTGATGTGTTGTTTACAATCGGACCCACAACTAATACAACGGAAAACTGCTGGATTTAAAGATACAAACATAGTTTCATCAGTACAAATTGGACAAACCCCACCTGTAACTTGTGTTGTGAGCTCCATAGATTTTTTAAAAGGATCGTTTTTGAACATGTTTTTCTTTTCTCCTGTATTTAGTTTTATCGGGAATAACTTTAGGTGTAAAGAACTTTAACTCTTTAGCAATTGGATTTTTTCTTCGATTCTTTTTAAGAAAAAAAGCATATGATTTTTTATTCAAGGATTAATGCAGTTATTTTTTTCTCACCCATATAAACTTCTATTTGAGCTTTTGATTTAATACATTTATATGTAACTCTATCCCCAATTTTTTTGTCTCTCATCGCATAGCGCTTGGATTTCAAACATTGACTGAGGGTAGGCTGGATACGATGCTCCTTAATTTCATGGTCCCAGATTAAAAGTAGGGCAAAAACAGTCTCTATCATTTGAAAAACCCCCACCAAATTAAAGCTATAGGTATGATAATATGTTCAAATATTTCGTATAAACAAATAAAAACTAGCAGCCATGTAAAAAATAAGCTTGTTTTGGATTTGGCAGTTAAATAGAGAAACATTTTCTCATGCCAAGTGGTAATTTTCTGTGTAAGTTTTAATAAACTTTCCTTCATTGTGTATCTCCATTACCAAAAGTTCTTTGCTTATCTTTTAGTTTTTCTATATCTGATAATATCTTTTCTACATCCTTTTGTAAACGTTCAATGTTAACGGTATTTGACATCATATTCTCCATCCGGCTTTCTATTTTTTCTACTTGTCCGCTCATGTGCTCCACCAACATGAAAAGCTCCGCCTCCCCGGATGATTGTCCTAATTCTCCACGCGGGTATTTGATTCTAAATTCTGAGTTTTGTT